GACAGTTGAGAGATAAAACTATTGGTAATTTAATTATCAAGGAATATCCTACTGCTTCTGCAAGTGTTGTTCATTTCAGAACATTATTGAATGAACTTAATTTGAAAAAGAATTTCAAGCCAGATATCATATATGTTGATTATATGAATATTTGTACATCATCAAGAGTTAAAACAGGATCTAATGTAAATTCTTATTCATATGTAAAAAGTATAGCTGAAGAAATTCGTGGATTGGCAGTTGAGTTTAATGTTCCAATTATGACTGCTACTCAGATGACTAGATCTGGTGCTACTAATTCAGATCCTTCTATGGAAGATGTTTCTGAAAGTTTTGGTACTGTTGCTACTGCTGATATGATTTTTGCTCTAATAAATACTGAGGAATTTGAGCAGATCAATCAGATAATGGTTAAGCAGATTAAAAATAGATATTCCGATCCAACCACTAATAAAAGGTTTATGATAGGGATAGATAGAGCTAAGATGAAATTATATAATGTTGAGAATAGTGCTCAATCTAATATATCAGATAGTGGACAATCTTCTACTCCAGATTCTGAAAATTTTGCATGGAATCCTAAAGATAAATTTGAAAAGAAATCCTTTAGTGGATTTAAAATATAGAGGTTATTATGAATAGTTTAGTGACAATAATCACACCAACCACCGGAACGAAATATCTAAAAGATAATATAAAGTCAGTTCAAAATCAAACTTACAAAAATATCCAACATTTAGTAGTTATTGATGGTAGAGATCATCTAGATAAAGTTTCTGATATTGTAAAATCCATTACTCCGTTAAATAATATTGATATCATTCCTCTACCATATGCAACAGGAACTGATAGATATAATGGGCATAGAATATATGGTGCTTCTATCTATCTTTGTAAAGGAGATTATATTTGTTTTCTTGATGAAGACAATTGGATTGATGAAGATCATGTTGAATCATTGGTAAATTCCATTGGAAATAATAAATGGGCTTTTGCTATGAGAAAGATAGTAGATTCTGATGGTACTTTTGTTTGTAATGATGATTGCGAATCTCTTGGAAATTATCCTTCAGTTCTAAATGAATCTGATTATTTTGTTGATGTTAATTGTTTTTTCTTTTCAAAAGAAGTAGCTCTTAATAGTTCTATGATTTGGTATAGAAAAGCTAGAGAGCCAAATGTTCCAGAAGTTGACAGGATGTTGACATATCTTTTGAGAGACAATAATCTCCAAGCTAATTCTTCTAAAAAATATACTGTAAATTATAGAGCGGGTAATACCGACATTTCAGTTAAAAAAGAATTTTTTATGCAAGGTAATCAGATAATGTTGCAAAGATATAATGGAAATCTTCCTTGGAGTAATTAATGAAAATTCATATTTCAAATAATTGGTGTAATACCGAGCAGTTTTTTGTATATAAATTATTGAAGAAATATTTTAATAATGATGTAGAATTGACCTCTGATCCTATTAATTGCGATATCTTTATACATTCTGTATTTGGTAATGATGATTATTACAAAACAACTAAAGCAAAATTTAAGATATTTTGTTTATGGGAGACTAGATTTTATTTAGATATTGCAAAGGAAAGAATTCAATATTCTGATTTATCTCTTACATATATGCCTACTGAAGGAAAGAATATTAGATTTCCTCTTTGGTATATGTGGATTGATTGGTGGAATGAAAATGGTGGTGATGAAGTTACTGTAGTTTGTGGTCAATCCCATCATTATATTGGAAAAAATACTTTGAAAGATGAATGGGTTCCAACAATAAACAATATAAAAACTAACATATATACTTCTGGATCTGTTTGGAATAGAAATAAATTTTGTTCTATGCTTGTTGGTAATTGTGAAGAATCTTCAGTTAAGGTTAGATCTGAAATATTTAATGAAGTATCTAAAAATATAGAACCTGTCTTTGGTATGGGACTTGCTTTTGGAAAAAGATTTGAAGGTAATAAAATAGACCTTTTGACAAATTTCAAATTTAATTTATGTTATGAAAATTCAGTACATGAAGGTTATGTAAGCGAAAAACTTTTTGATGCTAAATTTGCTGGATGTATTCCTCTATATTATGGAGATCCTATATATTCCCAAAAAGATTTTAATAAAAACAGCTTTCTGAATAGATTAGATTATTCCAATAATACAGATTATATAAAAGAAATTAAAAAATTAAATTCTGATAAGGAATATTTTATTTCTAAATGCAACGAGCCATTGTTTACAGAAGATAAATTTCCTAGTTTAGACTTTTTCTATGAAAAATTTGATGAGGTATTTAAATGAAGATAGCTTTCCATCTTGACAATCTTAGTTTAAGAGGAACCACTACAGCAGTTCTTGATTATGCAAAATATAATGAAGAACTTCTAAAAAATGAAAGTATTATCTGTTACGATAAGACTCTTCTTTCTGATAATAGAGATCAGAATTTCTCCAAGAGATTTGAGATTTCTGATATGTTCAAATCTAAATATGATGTTATTGAATATGATAATAAGAATACATTAAAAAAAGAATTGGATGATAGAGATTGTGATCATATATATTTCTTGAAATCTGGTTTTGTTGATCAGAATTATTTAGAGGGAAAGAAGAATCTGATCCATTGCGTTTTTAACCACTACAATCCTCATGGACACAAATATGCGTATGTGTCAAAATGGTTGGCTGACGAGGCTAGTAAAGGCTCTTGTGATTACGTTCCACACATAGTATCTCTACCAGCAGTGAGTGTTAAAAATCTTAGAAATGAATTGAAAATTTCTTCTGATAAAATTGTACTTGGAAGGTATGGTGGATTAGATCAATTTGATATTCCTTTTGCACATCAGGTGGTTAACTTTTTTGTTGAAAATGATCCTTCTTTTGTATTTCTTTTTGTTAATACAAGAAAGTTTATAGATCATCCAAATGTTATATTCCTTGATCCTATTATAAATCCACAAGATAAAACAGATTTTATATTTGCTTGTGATGCTATGATTCATGCTAGATCAGATGGAGAATCTTTTGGATTATCTGTATGTGAATTTCTATATTTTAATAGACCAGTAATTTCTTTTAGTGGTGGTAGAGATAAACATCATGTAGATTTGTTAAAAGATTATGATTTGTTATATAACACTCCATATGAATTGATTGAGAATATTTTTAAATTAAAACACAATATGTATAATGTTCACTATGAGAATATAGTTGAACAATTTTCACCAAACCATGTTATGAAGAAATTTAAGGAGGTGTTTTTAGATGATTAAATATCCTATCTATATTATGCATTATTCTAAACATATTGATAGAAAAAAGTTACTTGAAAAAATATTGAACAAAGAAATATCATCTTCTGGATTTCAAGGACAAGTATTTTGGATTACTAAGTACGATAGAGATCATGTTTCTTATAATGATTATTATATGAATTTTTCTGCAAATCATTTAACTCATCAACAGAGACAGCCAACGGAATATTTCCCAAGATATCCACTACAACCAGAAGTAATTTCACTTTGCTTGAAACACAAAACAGCAATTGAAATGTTTGTAAAAGAAAGTCAAGATACTTTTTGTTTATTTTTGGAAGATGATGCTATACTTCATGAAGGATTCTTTACTAAGTTAGATGAATATTTAAAAACTCTTCCAGAAGATTTTGATGCTGCTTTTATTGGTCAAGGGTGTAATAAAAGGATAGAAAATTTAGAAGATGGAGTTTCATGGTATAAAAAAGAATACCCTGCTGATAGGAACACAGATTCTATTATTTTCAGTAGAAATTTCTTAAATGCATTGCTACCAACTTTAGATCATTATAGAATGGCATTCCCAATTGATCATGAATATTCTTTTTGGTTTAGAGTTATGAAATCTAATGTCTATTGGTTAGAACCTCCAATAGTAACTCAAGGATCGCAGATTGGGGTTTTTGAAAGTTTTCAACCAGAACATAGTAGATTTTTAGATAAAAGTCAAAATTCTAGATTAGATTTGAAGGAGTTAATTAGTGAATAATTTAATAATATTTGATTTAGATGGAGTTTTGATAGATTCTAAAGATTGGCATTACGAGACTTTAAATAGAGCTTTGTGTAATGTTGACGAAAAGTATAAAATCGGTTATGATGAACATCTAAGTAAATATGATGGATTGAATACAACAAAAAAGCTAGAACTTTTATCTGTAGAAAAAGGTCTAGAAAAGAAAAATTTTAATTCTATTTGGGAAGATAAACAAAAAGAAACATTCAAGATTTTAAAGAATATTCATGCTAATAAAGAATTAATTAGTATATTTTTAGAATTGAGAAAGTTGAATTATAAGATAGCTGTGGCGTCTAATTCAATACGAGAGACAGTAAAACTTTGCTTATTGAATCTTGGTATTATGGAATATGTTGATTATTTTGTATCTAATGAAGATATAAAAAGAACCAAACCATTTCCAGAGATGTATTGGAAATGTATGACAGCTTTAAATTGCCTCCCAAAGAATACTATTATTGTTGAGGATTCACATATTGGAAGACAAGGAGCCTTAGATTCAGGAGCACATCTTCTTCCAGTGGAGAATCCTAATGATCTTTCTTTAAAGAAAATTTTAAATAAAATTGAAGAGATTAAGCATATGAATAATGAAGATAAAATACCTTGGATTGATAAGAAACTTAATATTTTAATTCCTATGGCAGGATTAGGATCAAGATTTACACAAAAAGGATATACTTTCCCAAAACCTCTTATTGATGTTAGAGGAAAGCCTATGATTCAAGTTGTTGTAGATAATCTTAATATTGATGCTAATTATATTTTTGTTGTTCAAAAAGAACATTATGAAAAATATAATCTAAATCATTTCCTTAATCTAATTAAACCAGATTGTAAGATAGTTCAGATTGATGGTATTACAGAAGGAGCAGCATGTACTACTTTATTAGCAAAAGAATTTATCGATAACGATAATCCACTTTTAATTGCTAATTCAGATCAATATATAGAATGGAATTCTAACGAAGCTATGTATTCATTTTCTAATAATGATATTGATGGTGGTATGTTAGTATTCAATGCTGTTCATCCTAAATGGAGTTTTGCTAAATTGGATGAAAGTGGTTTTATTGAAAAGGTTGCAGAAAAAGACCCTATTAGTGATATTGCTAGTGTTGGGGTTTATTATTGGTCTAAGGGTTCTGATTATGTCAAATATGCAAATCAAATGATAGAAAAGAACATCAGAGTAAATAATGAATTTTATGTTTGTCCAGTAATTAATGAAGCAATTTCTGACGGTAAGAAATTCAAAGTTAAGTATGTTGAAAAGATGTGGGGTATTGGTACTCCTGAAGATTTGGATGTATTTTTAGCGGATCGCAAATAATGACTACATTAGTAACATTTTTCTATGACATTGGTAGGGATAGTTGGTCTTCTTATCCAAGAAAGGCTATGGAATATATTAATTCTTTTGATATGTTCCTTAATTACGAATATAAGATGATTATATTCATAGATGATAGATATTATGATATCTTAAAAGAAAGAGTTTTAAAATCTAAATATCCAGAAACAAAGAAATTAATTCCGATAAATGAAAATTGGTTTTATGAAAATATTTGGGCATGGAGTAGATTAGAAAAAGAAAAGGCTATTATGAATAGTCAAAAATATAAACATCTTTTAATTAAAAGGATTGAAAATAACTATCCAGAAAATATAAACCCATATTACACAATCTTAACTCATAGTAAAATTGATGTTGTTAATTATGCAATTGACTCTGGATTGATTGAAGATGATTATGTTGGTTGGGTTGATTTTGGATATTTTCACAACAAGTCTGATGAAAGATTTATTCCAAATTCAGTGATAGATGAAAATAAATTAGATAAAGAACGTGTAAATCTTTGTTTAATAAATCCTATTGATGATAATGATAAGGGTATTGTATATACTTTATTAAATGCTCCAGAAAAGATAGGTGCATATTTCTTTTGGGCTAATAAAGAGAATATGAAAGAATTTCAAACCCTATGTCATAATTGGTTAGATGCTTTTCAAACAATGGAATTTGCTG